TTGCGGCCGGAAAGATAATCGCCGGTGATGCTCCGCTTGGCCTTACAGATATCCTTCACGGAACCCGCCGCCACGATCTCGCCGCCGTGAACGCCCGCGCCGGGGCCCACATCCACGATATAGTCCGCGCTGCGCATGGTATCCTCGTCGTGCTCGACCACGATGACAGTATTGCCGAGATCCCGCAGGTTCTTCAGGGTCGCAATGAGCTTATCGTTGTCACGCTGGTGCAGGCCAATGCTGGGCTCGTCCAGCACATAGAGCACGCCGGACAGCGCACTGCCGATCTGGGTGGTGAGGCGGATGCGCTGGCTCTCGCCGCCGGACAGTGTGCCGGCCGCGCGGGCCAGGGTCAGGTAATCCAGACCCACGCTCTGCAAAAACTGCAGGCGATTCCGGATTTCCTTCATGATCTGACCGCCGATCTGCCTCTGCTTCTCGGTCAGGTTCGGCTCGTTTTCGGCAATAAATTTCAGCTCATCCCGGATGGACATTTCGCAGAACTCGCTGATGTTCTTATCCCCAACGGTCACTGCCAGCACCACCGGCTTCAGGCGCTTGCCGTGGCAGTCCGGGCACTCCACGCCGGACATGAAGCTGCCGATCTCTTCCTTCATCCACTCGCTGTTGGTCTCCCGGAAGCGGCGCTCCAGGTTCTCCACGATGCCCTCAAACGTATTATAGTAGACACCGCTGCCGAACTCGTTGGTTCGGTGCATCTCGATCTTTTCGCCGTTGGTGCCGTAGAGCAGGGCGTTCACTGCCTCGGTGCTCATATCCTTGATGGGCGTGTCCAACGTAAAGCCGTATTTTTTACCCAGACCAAGGTAGTACATTTCGCTGACAGAGCCCTCGGCGTAGTACCAGCCGCTGGCCTTGATGGCTCCCTGCCGGATGGACAGGTTCTTATTGGGCAGGATGCGTTCCTCGTCCACCCGCATAAACGTACCAAGGCCCGTGCACTTCTCACAGGCACCCTGGGGGTTGTTGAAGGAGAAGAGCCGGGGCGACAGATCCCCGATGGAGATGCCGTGCTCCGGGCAGGCAAAGTTCTGGCTGAAGGTCATGCACTCCCCACCGATGACATCGATCTCGA